CCACCTTCAGGAGCAGTGATTTGAGGAACTTCATATTCAGTCGCGGGAATCCATGCGGACTTGGTATTCTCTCCATTAAATTCTCTCCAATGACTCCAGGTGAGACGGTTAGGAACAAAGAAAAAGTAGGTATCCAGATAGATATTGTCCATGATAGGAGTAGCAAGGGGCTGCATACGGACCACTTTAGAAGTTTTTACTTTGAAGGTATCACCGGGGAGGACCTCATCGAAAGGGACCACGTCACCGACATTAAAAGACACCTTCACGGAATGGGAGCGATCAAAGGTAGAGCGGGACATGTCAATATTCGTAGGATTCAACGCAAAATGAGATTCTACATTTCTATTCATATTCATTCTCCTTCGGACTTAGGCAGTAAAATTGGATTGGGCAAAGGCCCCCCGAGGGCGGGGGGCCGCAGTTGTTCAAGGAGTAGCAGGGGCGGGGGCGGGGGCGACAGATGGAGCGGGAGGAGCCACCGGATCCGGGGTGGTAACAGGAGGGGCGGGAACCTGAATACCCATATCTGCATACCACTGATCCTGACCGGCAGTAATGAGCCACTTCTGGAAGGAATGGTCAAACTTGGCACGGACCTCAACAGGCAGGGACATGAAATACTCCTCGCCTTTAATAACAGAGTTCAGCATCTCGGCATAAGTACCGGGCATCAGAGTAAAATCACCAAAAGCACCTTGTGCACGGGAAAGGGCGGTAGGGTCACCATTCTTGTACTGCTGGAGAAGAACGTTGATATCCACACTTGCGGCATGAGACTGGATGAAAGCATACAAATCTTCCTGACCAGATTCAACCAGATCCATAGAACCATCCTTGGAGAACTCCGGGGAATAGAGCTTATGGATGCGAGAGCCGGGATTGGCGGTCACACGCTCATGGGATTCATACATAGTACGAAACATGAAATCACCTCACGGAAGCGCCATTCATGAGCTCAACGACAAGCTCAAGCGGCGTGATATGGCCAGTATCAGAATCAAAGCCAGCGATCTTAAAAAGGGTGAAGTCCTCAGCATGGGAAGTCAACACACTCGAGGAATTCAAAACAGCATGAGTAAAATTTCTCATAGCAACAGCATCGTTGGGCTCAAAGGTAGGAGTCATAAAACCAGACTTACTATCACGGATAGCATAAACACCAAACTTCATTCTTCATCATCCTCCAAATCATCTGCAGGCTCCGAAATGAGCTTACTCCAAAAAACTTGATTGACATACATAATCTGCTTCATCTCTTCATGGGTTAAAACCAAAGAAACAAAAATCTCTCTTAAATTGTCATAAGCGCCAACCAAATAATAAACACCAGCCACATCAAGAACCTTGCGAATAGCAATAGAGCTGAAAAACTGAGTCCTCATAAAACTGCGGAAATTATCAATAATAACTTTCTCACTCTTGTCTTTGTAGGCCATTACAATCGAATACCTCCTCGATAGATAGTAGGAGCAATATTGATCTTCTTGCTCCGGGCGGCAGTACGGCGGAAGGTCCGGCGATCCTTTGCGGCAGGCTCTGCTTTTCTCATTCCAAACTCCTTTCCAGCTTCTTCAATTTGTCCATCTTATTATTCTCCTCAACCTGGAGCAGTTCCAAATAAGACATTGTAGTGGATTCCAGCTTTGCGGCTTTGGAAGCCTCGGCCATGCGGCGGCGGGTCTCCTTTAACTCCAACAACTTATCAGGGGCATCAATCTCCAGGAGAGAATCAAAGTATTTTGGGGGCCGAAATTTGCGGCCTCCTTGCTCGGTAGACACGTTAATATATTCGTAATCATAACAATCAGGATGATCTTCATACCATTGACGGGCGATTCCGGGTTTACGAGACATCAAAGTAAAAGGAGGCTCAATGTTAAACTCTTCATAGAAAGCCGCTTCGGGACCTTTCAACTTTTTCATGACATACCGGGCAGTATAAGCACAAGTTTCCCAGGTTACAGGGGCCACAACAGCAAAACCTATAGGAACTGCAAGGGGAGTTGTACTATTCTTTCTTGATTCTATCACACTCCAGCATCTTTGTAAACTGGCAGAATTAAAATAGGAAAATTTATTGTCAGGGGATTTTTTATAAAGTGTCAAATCATCCAAATGGAGCCCGAAAATAATAGCATGATAATGGGGTCTGAAGGTCTGGCTGCCATACTCACCAGCAGCGAAAAAACGAATATGATCATCAGGGAACGCTTTGCGAAGCCTCTTCATAAACAACTGGAAATCTCTTTTCCGAAGAGTGAGCGAAGGGGTAGCAAGGCCAGTATCAGGATCACCATAATAAGAGACAGGAACGTGGTCATCATCATAAGTGAGCGTCACAAAGTATGCAGAATCATGATACTCCAGTTCAAGCATACAACGATTTGCCCATTGACGGCTATACTCCAGGCGGCATCCAATGCACTGTCCGCAGGGGATTTGAATAAACTCCACAATATTCTTCCTTGCATAAGGAGACAGAAAGTCTGTAGAAACAGGAATAAAAGTTCCATTCTGCTGCACCTCAATATGATGGACGGCAAAGGGAACAATTTTATATTTGGTCTTACCGGCATCAGTAAGGCCAATGGGGAACGCTTTTAAAGGGTGGTAACACGCCATCTCATCACCATCTTACAAACGACTAAGAACGGCCAGAACCAGCAAAGCACGTTTAGACCGTCTCTGCAAGTCTCTGCGGTGTCACTCCGGCCAGTTACATCAAGAGAGTAACTGGCCGGAGTGGCGGGACCTTGGAAATTATCCGCCAGAGCCGAAGCCCTGACTACCAAATCCTTTACCACGCTGATTGGGCTCAAAACCTTTATCACCGAAGAACCAATCGGTAATGAAATGGGAAATATTATTTCCGAGATCCCAGAAAGAAGAAGGATAGAGCTCCTTCATATCAAACTCAAAATCAATACCCATCTGCTTGAGCTCACGCTGAATATTGGCGTTGGTCTTTGCAACCTCCTGAGCACTCCAGGCAGAGAGCTGGGCACCATAGCGAGTAGCAGCGGCGTGGATCTCGGCGGAGACCTTAGAGGCAGCAGCGCTGATCTGAGCGGTAGATAGATTGGTATTGGCCTGAAGCTGGGCAATCCACTTAGATGTAGCGGAATTAATATTTGCCGTGGTAAGGGTCGTATTTGCGGCCAACTGAGCATTTTCCTTACTGGTAGCATTGTTCATTTGAGTAACAAGATGCTCCATAGCGGTGTACTTATCCGCAATAGCCTGATTGCTCTGGGCAGAAAGGCGGGCACTCTCAAGCTGTGTCTGAGAACTCAGAACAGCGGACAGAATAGCGACAATAGCCGAATTTGCGGAAGTATCCGTATCACCTTTGGCGCCAGAAGAAGTAACGCCAGAGGCGGTGGCACCGCTTGTAACAGCGGCGCCATTGCCTCCAGATGCAGAAAGAACAGGATTAAGGCCAGCGGCTTTAAGGTCAGCAACTTCACGCTGATGGGCGGTATTGCTCATCATCTGCTGCCAATCTCGATTCTTTGCGGCCTCAGCGGCGTTAAAGTCCATAGCGGCCTGATTTTGAGCAACTTGCCAATTACGCTGTATCTCTGCCTGCTTTGCGCTCCAGGCATTATTATGAGCTGTATTCTCAGCGATCATATCAAAATACTTCTGCATATAATCGACAGAACCAGGAGAGCCAGAAGAACCAGATTCACCACTCTCTTTTCCGCCGGTAACATTGGAATAACCAGCATCAGGAGAAGGCATACCCCAAGAAGAACCATCACGATCATAGGAGACAGAAGAGCCATTAGGAACAGGTCTGTAATAGGTATTACCGGCCTTATCAACGGCGAGACCAGAAGTAGCCATAAGATCACTCCTTAATGATGATCAATGAGACCAGGGATAGAATACATTGGCATGGGACGAGTAGTACGGTTTTGAATATAGATGTCAGCCCACATCTGATTAGAATTGCGGGAAGACACAGCAAGGACACGATCAATGACGGCAGGATCCTCTCTGATCCATTCATCGGAAAGGGCGGGAAGCTTCTCATAGTCATCAGCAAGGTGCCAGACATCCAAAGACTGAGCATACTGAGAACGCATCTCACCAGCAACCCGGGAGGGCTTATAACGGTAGTCGGCCCATGCTTCCTGATATCCGAAAACTTCATCATCCTCGGCAGTACCCTGAGCAAAAATCTCCTTGTTTTTCACAGCCTGTTCGCCGATATTGGCGAATACAGGCCAGTAATAATCAAAGCGAGACTTGCGGCTCCAGAAGCGCTCAAGACCCTGCTGATAGGTATGGTCATAACGAGCAACCATAACGCCGATAACAAAGCCATGCTCAACAAAGGACTTCTTAAAATCATGATGAGAATCCGTAGTCATGGAAAGACCAACAGGATTTCCCTGGGGGCTCTGGTCAGTAGTCTGAGACTGCTGAACAATCTGATTGATATTAACAGGAATACGGTTGCCGCCAAGATACTCAGGACGCTGGAGGCGAGCATCCGGAGAAGTAACGCCGAAATGTGACTTCAAAATCTCGATATAACGAGTACCACCACGAGCATCCTTCTCATACATCTTCTGAATCTGGAAAGCCATACGAAGCTGATTGATGGAAGCAGCTACAGCAGAGCCGTTATCAATAGCCCAGAGATTTGCGGGAACGATACCAGAATCAGAGGGGAAATTAACACCACCACTACCGTCAGAACCAGTCAAGGGAACACCAGAGCCAGTACCAGTGTAACTAGTCAGCTTCAAAACAGGCTCGTTGACACCACTGTTATTCCACGTCATCCAACCAAGACCAGTGCCAGCAAACTTAGTAGGATCAATCATGTCTTTGGTAGCAACAACAGGATAGGGGCCAACCTCACCAACAGGAATTGTAACATCAGGGCCCTTCTGAGGAGAGGGGAGACAGGACGTAAAGTAATCATGATACTTTGCAGCTTTGAAGGGTAGGCCGCCTTTGGCGACATCGGTAACGTAGACACCAGTATTCACACCGGCAACAGTGGCATCATCAACGGGAATATTCAGGGGGTCCATAAGATTTTGATCTCTGAACCACTCGTTCATAACGAGGGCATAAGCACGGAAAGGCATAGCATTTACACTAAGGCCAGACACACCAGTAGGAATACCTAAATAGT